CGTCACGGACCTTGCGATCCTTGGTGGGTGCTTCTGCTGTGATGCGCTCCTGGTACTCCCGGAAGCCCGCCTCGGCGACACCAAATGCCGTGATGACAGCCGCCTGCTTGCGCATGTTGATCGACTGAGCACCAACGATGCACGCAATGGACACCACCTGCAAACCAACGGCCGGCACGTAGTCAAGCCAGACAAGCTTGATGACCTCGACGACAGTCACCGATACTTCTGGTTGGTCGGCTGTCTGAACTGCGTTTTTGTCGAGCCACGCCTGGTCCAGCTTTCGCTGAGCTTTGGGTGTGGCCTTGATGCCCATGATGAGTGAACCCACGGAGCCTGCCACACCGAGACCGGTGAGAATGGTTGAGGAGTTGCGCTTGAGCAGTGGTCCTACGTTGGTAAATACTGATTGCATGTTCATACTGCGTTCCTTACTGGCGTCTGTCGTTGATGTTGTGAAGTTTGCAGATCAGCTCGGCGTTGCGGTCGATCTGTGCCCGGCGGCGCTTGTCACGTCGCTTTTCGAAGAATACGTTGAACATCTCCATCAAGGGCGTTCGGGCGAAAATCAATACCACGAGTATCCACAGGAAGACGGCGATGGGCCATCCAATTCGGGGGTCAAGGGTATCTACTGTGTGTAGTAGCATTTGTTGGATCTCCTTTCAAGAGAAATAACACCACGTGTTTGCGGTGTCACTATAGGGTTGGTAATTTCTGCGAGGTTACTTCATCTCGGCGATGACCAAAGTATCCAGGTCCCCCAATGTGGGATACGCCACGACAAATATGGTCATTGCCTTGAGGATGTCAGTTGCGTCAATGCTTCGCCAACGCCCTTTGAATAAGAAAGAATATGTCTTCATGTTAGGCGAGCCTCCGAATAGTCACTTCTTCCATGTCGTCGTGTCCACGGAACTTGGTCCCAAACTGCACCATTGCGGCATATGAATCATCCGCGTTGATATACAGCAAGCGACCACGAAACGCGAACTCGTACGTGTGGGATATGGTCTCCTCGAGGTTCTTCATCGACGAGATTCGCGGATGAAGATCCAGATGATCCAGAAGCCACCGGTGATGATGGTCATGAGGACGTCTCCGACGAAAGACCAGAAACCGTAGCGTCGAGTGTTGTTTGCCATTTTAGTTCTCCTTGTTTGTGTGGGTTGAGCAAAAAAGTATAACACGTGGGTTGCTATGCTAGTCTAACTAAGCGTCGATTCGAGGCTGTGAATTGTTAAAGAGTAGCGCCAATGAATGGCATACGTGTCACTATAAGACGTGTAAATACTGCGAGGGTTAAAGCAGGCCGTTTTTGTCAAACAGCAGGTAGGCGGCGATGTCGTTGTCAACCCTTGGAGATCGTTTGATTGTGCCGCCACCATCGAGGTGATCACCGATCACGTCTTTCATGATTCGACTCCAGGCGCGGTATTTGTTAAGGTTTCGTTCCATGACAGCGATTTTTCGGTCCTGTCCGTTGACAACGCTCAACAGAGCCAGGTTGACGAGAACGGATGCAGCCAGGATTAATGCAGCTTTGTTGTTCATGATTCTCCTTTTTGAAAAACCTAAAGCCCGTGTTAGGGGCTTTAGGGTGATTACTCAGATTCTTCGGTGAGGGGGGTCAGGGCGTCTGCGACGATGGCAAGGACGCCGACGAGGGCCAGAGCTGCAACGGCACCTAGGATGGCTCCTTCGGCAACGCATTTAACGGTGTACTTGGCGTACAGCTTGGTGCGAAACCGGAAGGAACCATCGTAGATGTCGGAGAGAATCTGGTCGTAGTCGGCTTCTTTGTTAAAAAGGTCGATTTTGGGCATGATTATCCTATGATAGATGGTTAGTGAGGGTCATTATACCCCGTGTAATTCTTGCGAGGCTACGGGTACGTCTCCCGGTCCACAGTGAATTCCATCTCAAATACGGCGTGTGACTCCGGTACGATCATCCATCGCGGATATCGGAATTGACTGTAGGTAGCGCACCAACCGATGTTTGCAGTCATGACGTCCAGGGGCTGCCCGGTGATTGCCGCGAGGGCGTAGATGTTGGTTGCCGTTATGGGATATGCCGTGCGGTTCTGTAACATCGTACTCCTTTGTTGATAAGCAAAACCTAAAGCCTGGGTTAGAGGCTTTGGGTTGTGTATTACTTGTAAGTTTGAATTCGAATGTCGAGGGTCTTCATGTTTTCTTTGTGCTCTTCGTCGAGCTTGAAGATCGCGTATTCGATCATTTCGATCATCGTGACAGACTTCAGCTTTGTGAGCGTGGTCTGCAGTTCAGATCGTTGTGATGTGTAGGCGTCTTCCATTTCGGTTTTGAGAGTTTGAAGTTGAACAGTGTGCTTAGACAATTGTTTCTCCTTATTAGTGGATGTCATCATAGCCTGTGTAAATGCTGCGATGCAAAACCTAAAATCTGTGTTAGAGACTTTAGGTTATGACTGAGGCGAATAAATTACTTCAGTTTGGAGGCGCGGTGGGCGTACGCGGAAGCTTCGATCAGTTTTGCAGATCCAGTCATCAGAGCGGCGGCGAGGGTGCCGACCACAATGATGGTTGTCATTGCAAACTGAGGGTCTTCCATGAAACGGTCTTTGAGCTTCTTCATGATGGTCCTTTGTTTGGGGGATGTCACTATAGCATGTGTAATAGCTGCGATGCTGAAAAACTAAAGCCCGTGTTGGGGGCGTTAGTTGTGACTTAGTTTACTGGGGTAAAGTGCTTCTTGGTGAGAACGTAGATGTTTCCTTCCTTAAGACGCTTCTTCTCTGCTTTCTTCTCGGCGAGCTTTTCAATTACGATAGGCACGACGAGTACGATGACAGTGACGGAGGTCTTAATGAGAGATGCAGTTGCGCGGTCCATTAGATTCCTTTGTTTGGGTAGGGGGATGTCATTATACCCTGTGTAATTTCTGCGAGATTGATACAAGATGCAAAAACTAAAAGCTATGTATTGGCCGGTTATGGCGGTTACATAGCTTTTAGCTTTGGTACTTCTATTAAGTTGTTTTGTGTTTTAGCGGATAAGCTTCGGCAGAAGGCTGGTTGCTTTCGACGTGATTACAGCAAGCTGTTCGTGGTTCGTGATGGCTGCGATACTCAGGAGTGTAAAAAGTCCATTGACGAGAACGTCAGCAGAAGGCTTGAATACCCACTTTGGTTGAGTGGGGGCAAGCTCTTCGACTGTTTTCAGGTCAGCGAGGAGTTTTGTATATTCCGGAGTACCGGCAGTTGCATTTTGAAGTGCGGACAGAATGCTGGTTCTCACGTCGGTGAGCGACCAGGGTTCGGCGTTTGTCTTGTTGGCAGATAGCACGCGATTTCCTTTCAGAGGTGTCTATTATAGCGCGTGTTATTACTGCGAGGACGTACTTGAAGGATTCACCTGGATGGTGATTGACTTCTTGACGGCCAACTCCTCAGGCGTGATGTTGGGCAATGCGATCCGAGAAAGGACCACGTTGTCTCCCACCACACTTGCGTTGATTGAACCGTCTGCGCCCTGGGTCTTGAAGTTGCGACTTGAGATGCCCAGAAGGGTACCCAGGAACACACTCACCATTGCAGCTGTACCCACGACCTGCTCAACGTACGGAAAACCCCAGATTGCTCCGAGGCTGTAGTACAATGCCGAGAATGCCGGCAGGAAGATGAGCGTAAACCACTTGAACTTCTCGTACAGAGCTGGGCTCAGCACGGGACCGTTCGAAAATATGGTCGAAGCCGTTCTCGAGTGCTTTGGACCCTCATCAGGGGTTTCGATCTCAGTCATGCTTTCTCCTTTTCTTTAGCCGCCACGTTTCCATACGCCCTTATCTTTGATAAAGACGCTTACAGTTCTCCATTTGCCGGCGACCTTGACATATGGAACTGTTCTCTTCCAAACTCCTGCAATCTTGATCCACATCCCCGAAAGGGTGCGAATTACAGCTGCAGGTGACGGGTCTGAAAATCCGTTGTTATCTTGTGCTGCATTGTGGGCGTACACAACAAAACGATACTGCTGTCCTGGTGTGAGTCCCGCAACGACCCTTGGTCCACTGTTTGCAGCATAGGAGTGGTCAATATATGCACCAGTTCCAGCGGCGTTAGGCCAATATCGAAGCAAATAGGCATCAATAGGTCGTCCGCCGTCATCCCCGCCCGGCCAAGTCCAACTTACCCGAACCGAAGTCGGTAGTACTTGATCAAAGGTAGGGACCGTAGGTGAGGACGGAGGCCGCTTTGGGATACGAGGGAAGCCACTCAAGGCAGCCGTCTGGACATTGTTATGCCATCCAGATATCGTCTGCCTTAGAGTGACTCCACCCTGAAAGCCTCTGCTGTCATGCCCAATTGACAAGTCCACTGACTGGTCCCATCGAACCGCGCCACCTCCAACGCCTCCCGAAATAGTACCGGTGCGTTGTGTCTGCCCAGCGCCATCAATAGCGGCAGTGTGCGCGCCTTGATTGTTTGAGAACGACGAGGTATCTCCGCGGTTGATGGCTGTGGCACTAACACGAATAACCGAATAATTACCGGCTTCGCTCTGTGCCACAAGGTCTGCACCTTCGCCGTATTCGGTCGACGGAGAACCGCCGTTGTACGTGATCCTACGTGTTTGTGCCACGGTACCCCTTAGCTCAAGACCTTGAGGTAAATATCCCCATCAAGGCCGTATGTGGGGCTTGGGTCAGAAGTGCCGTTGGTAATACCAGCTGCGGTTCGATACCCACCCCGACCCACGGGCTGCCCAGCCTTGAGGTTGGCAATAAAATCTCGTGTGCGGTTGAGCTCTCGCGCGCCCCACTTGACTTTACCGTCTTCACCAGTGTCGGGCACTAGCGGGTAGTTTTGCTGTGCTGCTGCATCTCCAACTGCCATGAAATATCCCCTTTCTAGGACGTAGACCAGGTGCCCGGAGCATCCAGCCAGACCTGTGAGTTCTCCCAAGCCAACCATGACCCAGGAGTAATGAACAACTTGATAGTGAGCGTAGGATATGCCCGCTCGCCACTACCATCAGCAGTAAAGATCTGCTCTGTGACAAGCATCTGATTGGCAAGGCCTGTTGAGTTTCGCATCTCTACAAGATCGCCCATATCGTAATGCTGATTGTACTTGTACGGACTGAGTTGCGTGACCTCGCCGTCAAAGGCAGATATTGACCGGTTTTTAGCCAGTTCTTCCATACCTCTTTGGGTCAAAGCCTCAGTCATTACAGAGAATTCTGCAGACTCAAAGGACACTGATGCGGCTACCGCTGAATCAATAGCAGTTCGCTCCTCTGCCGTAATAAGCGCAGCCGTAAGTGCGGCCGAAGAAAATGCGTAGACCACCGTAGCTTGACCTGGTTCAAATCGAGTCTTATTGATGATGCTTTGCATAGCCTTCTTACGGAAGTCAGCAGCCTCTTTAAGAGCAATGGCCTTGTTAAGGGCCTTCTCTTGATCATCAGACAAGACGTTAGTGCGCGCCGGGTAATTGATGTCGTTAGCTCTGACGTAAAGCACCCTTTTAGCAAACCCAACCGTGTTCACACTGGCGCCATCAGAATATACCGTAATCTTGCGGTAGTCGTTCTCCACAAGAGCCACGTTCTTGGACGTTGCAATGCTAGTCAGCTCAGATACCCCTTGAAGTGAATCAAGATCCTCTGAGAAAATGACGGGAGCAAGTGTTGTCTGCGCACCGGTCCGGTCGTTACCCTTATACACGTCGAAATATAGCTTACCAGTATCCGGACCTCGGTACATACGAATCCCAAGGTCCCAGACGTCAGCAAGCTCTTTGACCGCATCCCACAAGGATGAAGTTTCCTTCTCGATGATGTATACGGTAGCCTCTTCCGGAATGTTACCAGCTGGATATAGACTACCGGCAGTCATAAGGGGTAGAGCATCGCCTGCAGCAGAGGTGCCTGCACGACAGACATAGTCAAACAGCGCACGAATAACGTTGCTGGGTTTGCCTGTAGCAGTCCAAGTCCCCTTTTCAACACCGTTTTTACCGGTTGCTGCGACGCGATCTTTTAGGATGGTAGATATCTCTCTACCCGTAGCTGTCAGTCGTTTGATACCGTCGGCACCCTTTGAGTCATCCAGAGTCTCGATGGACATGATTCTTTTAGACTCTGAATGACCCAAATATGTTCCACTTACAAGCAAGTTTCGGAACTGGGTGGTCGACGGTGTAACAATCTGAATTTCTCCTAGGTCTGAATACCTTTCGGTCCAGATATAGGATTCGAACCCTTCTACGAGTTCCGTGCGCCTTAGAAGGCCGTCGAGCGTGTATAGCTCCATTAAAGCCCTCCGTATTTGTTGGCGTATTGGAATGTCCAAGGTACTGCTGCACCCGCAGCCACCACACGAAGTTTGTTCACCCCCGGGTAGAGGTTAAACCACTGCGAATATGGCGAGATACCGTAAAGGACTGAGGATGTAGCTCCTGCTCGGGTGAGCCGTGCCCCCTTGTTAAGCGGGACACTGTTGATGTTGAGAACATCTCCGGCTAGAAGAGGGTATACAAAGTCTTGCGTCTGCACGGTATCATCCGGCAGTCGATTGGCAATTGTAAACCCGCTCATGGCACGGTTTGGCGAGAGCTGGAATATTCCTCCGGTCTCGATTGTACCATCGTAAGTTACTTCCTGCTCGGTGGTACCATCAGTTGTGTTGCCACCGATCGACAGAATATCCAAGCCCACGAAGTTTGACTTGGCACAGATGATGGATATTGTTGCCTCTGGATCTTTCACAAAGAGGGGCGAGTTGAACTTCTCAACCCGCCCCACGATTTCAACAGTAGGCATATCGGTCGAATAGAACCGAAACGTGACTTGCGCCTTGGGCATGAAGAACCGATACAGCCGGTCCCTAAGTACCTTCACCGAGTCGTTTACGTAGTCCGGCTCGTACCCCAGTTTCAGGATGATGTTGCGCTTCACACGCTTGCTGGATTGCTCCTGCTCATCGTCCTGGTTTGCCATGCTTGAATATACAAGCGTAGCGTCAACCGGGTCAAGCCCTTCGAAGTCCTTGATGAGGAGTCCCTCACTTTGGTCATACAAAGGAAGGGACAGGAGCTGGCCTCGGTCGGTGCGTACTTCTATTAGACTAAGCATCTGCCTTGTTCAACTCCCCCTTCAGGATTGACATCTGGTTCTTGTTCTGACGATATAGTTCAGCCGCGGGCAGAGCCACAGGTGAGTAATTGTTTTGAGTCATGTTGACCTCGGTTGACGGACCATAGCCTTCGGCCTTAGCCTGCTGATACTCACCGTACTTTGCCGCGATTTCGTTCACCTTATTGGTAGGCCCGTCGACAGCCAAAGACTGTTTTCCGACGATACCACTGATAAGTCCAGCATCCTTCTTGATTGCCGAGAGGTCCAAGACCGGTCGAATTGACGGCGATGCATCCATGCCAGACATCGACATAAATGAGCCAGCGTTTACCATCGACTTCTTGAGTGCCATGAGCGTGTTCGTGCCCATGTCACCGGCAGCACGTTCCGGGATCTTAGAGAACTGAGTAATACCAGCACTAAAGCCCTCCGTAGAGTACTTACCAATCTGCTTGAACGCTCGTGAAGGAGACCTAATGCCCAACGCACTCTTTGCGGCGTTGATAGCACTGTTTGCCATGTTCCTAGCAGCGTTTATGAGTCTACCCACACCCGTACCAAGTCCACCAGTCATACCGTCGACAATGGCAAGCGCCAAACGCCCACCAGCTGCACGCATAGCTCCAGCATTGTTGTTGATGGCACTAGAAAGCCCATCGACAAACCGAACAACTGCTTTAGCTGCGGAATCGGCAAGGCGTGGCACTTCTCTGGCAATACCGTTGATGAGTGCGATGATTACGTCGGCACCCTTTGTGATGACCTTACCAATGTTCTTGGCAATACCATCCAGGATACCCATTACCAGCACCATACCTGCAGTTACAAGATATGGAACCAGTTTAATCAAAGCCTCCACCAGCTTCGTCACCAGCAATATGATTGCGTCTACGGCAGGCGGAATGATAGCTACAATTGCTCCGATAACGGCGAGCAATATAGCAGTCAACGCCACGAGAAGCTCCGGACCGCTCTCACCAATGATCTTGATGATCTCGATAAGCCCGAGGCCAATCTGTTGTGCAACGAATGGAATAAGCGTTGCGATAGCCGTGATAGCAGCCGTAAGAACGGCAATAGCAGCACCACCGGCACCCGCCAGAGCAGTAAGCCCGATAGCTAGTGCTGCAATACCAACACCCGCTGCCAACACCCCGACCCCAACCAGGAGAAGGGCAACTCCCAAGCCTATAAGACCTGGGATAGCTGGAATGAGGAGATATCCAGCAACAGCAAGAAGCCCCAGTGTAAGCGCCAAGGCGCCAAGACCAGTGCCGATTGCCTCCCACGACATCGATCCGAGTGCGAACAATAGTGGGACCAGAATGGCAAGGCCCGCAGCAACCACAACGAGAGCGATAGCCCCTGGCAAAGCCCCAGACATTAGAGTCAAACCGATGGCAAGGATCGCCATGGTCCCACCAAGCAACGTCATGGCTTGTCCAATGTCTTCCCAGTCCATGGTCCCAAATATCTTGAGAACACCTGCAATTGTAGCAAGCGCGAACGACGCTACAACCAAAGCAGCAGCCCCCGGAAGGGCCCCACTCATCAAGGTGAGTCCGATGGCAAGGATCGCCAACGTTCCACCCAGCACGGTCATAGCGCGACCAATATCATCCCAGTTCATAGTCCCAAATATCTTGAGAGCTCCTGCAACGATAGCCAATCCAACCGACGCTATAACCAAAGCTGCCGACCCAGGAAGAGTGCCGGCCATCAAGGTGAGTCCGATAGCAAGGATCGCCAACGTGCCACCAAGTACAGCCATTGCCCGACCAATTTCGTCCCAGCTCAACAAGGAGAAGAGCTTGAGAGCACCAGCCATGATGATGAGTCCCACTGATGCTATGACCAACGCCGCAGAACCCAGGATTGCTCCGGGGCCCGCTTTGGACAATATAAGCATTGCAGTGGAAGCCATTACCAAGGCCCCGGCCATTGCGCCAAGTCCTCGTGCAAGATCGTCTGCCGGTATAGCGGCCAATATAGCAACCGCTCCAGCAAATATGACCATTGCTCCGGCCATAAGGATCAGAGCAGCAGCCAGAATAACAAGCTTAGCTGCGTCTGTGATCTCAAACATCTTGTCGAAGGCCGCCATAGCCAGTCCGAGTTGGACAAACATGACGGATATGGCACCAAGCGCCGTGAAGAGCTTGGCAGGGTCAATCAGAGACAACGCAATTACTGAGACTGTCAGGACCGCGATTGCTGCGGCAATAAGCAGCAGTGTCTTGGCCTTGATTTCGCCCTGCATCACCTTCATGGTATTTGTGAGCTCACCGAATACGCCCTTGATTAGGTCCTTCATCCCGCCAAGCTCGCCGCCACCCCCCAGCAAGCCCTTGATCTTACCAAGGAACTTGCCGATGAGAACTGCGATACCAGTCAGGAGCCCCATGTTAATGAAGTCAAGAACCGTGTCAAAGTTACCAGTTGCGAACGAGTCTGAGAGCGCACTACCAAGGCCTTCAGCCAACCCAGCAATGCGGTTGATGAACGGCTCGAAGAACCCGGCAATCTCCTTGATCTTTTCACCAAATATCGCAAGCGCACTCCCGACCCCGTCGAAGAAGGTCTTGAATGAAGCAATACGAGCTTCCATCTGGCTGCCGATACCGTCAACCCCAGTCTTACCAATTGAGGCAAGACCGGTTGCGAAGTCGTAAACAAATCCGATTGCGTTTCGGATAATACCCACAACAAACGACAGAACACCGCCAACCTTCTCAAAGAAAGTCGTAAGGCCCGTGCCGCTCTTGAGTGCCTTATCAACGGACACCAGGAAATCACCGAGATTGCCGGTGAAGTCCAATATGCCTTCGCTGCCCTCGGTGGTTTGCCCAATGAGATCCATGAACAGGTCAACAATCTTGCCGATGATCTGACCACCGATTGACAGAATGGCAAAGAAGCCCGCTGACGTACGCTGGAGGTTGGTAGTTGTCGTGCCAGTGATCTTGAGGCCGTTAGCAAACCTTTCAACCCCCTGCACAATCGTGAGAAGGTTCTGCCCAGTGACTGCAGGAAATACCGTCTCAAGCCCGCGTTGAATAGGCTTGATGATTTGAAGCAGAGCCTCAAATCCCTTACGAATAGCACTGATTGCTACATCTCGACCCCCCAAAACAACGAAGTCCTTGATTACCTTATTACGGGCATCAGATATCTCGCCAATAATGCCGCCAAGGGAGTCATTGACGTTTGTGAAGAGTTCGGTTGCTTGATTGAAGTCACCGACCAACATGTCAAACGATTGAGCCCAGCCAGACCCGACAGATTCTTGTAGGGTACTAAGAAGGGCCGTAAAGGTTCGAACTTTAGTCGCGGCCTCCTCGGCTGTCTTTTGCTGAGACTGGAACAGAGTGACTTGTGCGTCAGTCAGACCCAAAGCGGATTGCTCCGCCGCGGTCATATCTCCGGCCATGATCTTCAGGTAGTTAGACATGACGTCTGTCGTCAGCCAGCCTTCCTGAAGTGTCTCAGTGAAGCGCCCTTGAGCGTCAGCACTGGTAACGCTCTTACCTTCGAAGGTGCCCATGGCTTGAGCAATATCGATGATACCCTGCTGCATGTTCTTGTTACCCATACCCACGTTTGTGAGCGAGCGCCAGTCTTCCAGCGTGACTTTACCCTTTGACAGGGCTTGCGACAGCTGATATGCAGCGGAGGCAGCACCGGAAGCAGAAGTTCCAGAAGCAGCCGCCGAGTTTGAGAACCCCTTAATCATCGACGTGGCATCTTCGATGCGGATACCCGCGTTGGTGAACAGACCAATGTTCTTGGTCATCTCACCGAAGTTGTAGATGGTCTTATCGGCGTATTGGTTCAGTGCGTCAAGGTTTGAAGTGACCTCACCTAGAGTGGTACCGTACTTTGAGGTGTTTGCAAGGATTGTCTGAATAGAGCCCATCTTGAGCTCGTACTCGTTAAACCCAGCCTTGATCGGATCGATGGTAAGCGACGACATGATTCGCTCACCAGCACTGATTGCCTTGTTGACGATGCTAGTGAGGGCCGTGATGCCGATGGTCGCAAGGGCAACAAACTTGCCAGAGATTCCTTCGGCGGCGGCGCCAATGGGGCCAAGTGAGAACCTCTTACCGGCGGCGTCAAGATCATTGATGCCCTTGGTTGCGCCGTCCAGCTTCAAGCTCGACTTCAGTTTGTCTAGACCGTCGATTGCTGGTTTGATACCGCTTTGGAACTTCGAGCTATCAAACCGCATCCCTACAACGCGTTCTTCAATTGCCGCCATTAAGTTTTCACCGCCTTCCACACTGCATTAGAGATCTCGTCAAATATAGGCTTGATTGCGGGGTTGATAAAGTCCCGACCTTGCACGTAGCCACCAGTGCCAGTACCATGTCCGTACTGCAACATGACAATGACCGGGTAGCCCGTAGCCTCGTTCTTGCTAGTCCAAGCGATAGTGACGCCGCCGCGATCTTTTACGATCTTATACCCCCACGACGACGCACTAACACCCGAGTCAACAGGAGTAGCGCTTCTTAGTGCGTTAACACCCTTCTGAGCAAGCGATTCAAGACCTCGGTAGATGTCTCCGGAGCCAAGTCGCTTAAGGTACTTCTCAGTCTCGTTCCAGTTACCTGTAACGTTGAATGTAACACCCACGGATTCCTCCCATTTTGATAGTTACGGA